AAGGTCCGGTAATTCATCCTTACCGGACCTTAATTTAAGATACATGAGAACCAGATACGTCCTCGACCAACTTTATAATCCCCTGCTTAACAAGCTCCTGCCAACCTCGTATTTCACAGTGCGGCATTTCAAAAAAGCGACTTCCAGGTTCACCATACCAGCATATCCACTTAGGCAAATTAGGAGATAGGACCTTACTGAACCATTCTTTAGGATATATCGTAGTTGGATTCTTTGGATCAGTTACGAATAAATCAATTGCACAGTTGTAGTTGTGGCTTGATTGAGACCACCTAGCCCGACTTGATCCTCTGGCAAAGTATGCCTCCTGATCTATTCTCCCTCGACCAGCGCAGGATGTGTGCATCTCAGGGTGCTTCTTTTGGAATTCAGTGAACCAGGATCTAAGGTTCTCATTAAACCCTGGGTAGCGGTTTATGATAGTATGACACATTAAACAATATCCCGAGTTATCATGCTTCATAACTTACCCCTAAGGATTAAGTGTAACGAACCTCTGAAACGTAAACTCTCATGTTTCCTGATCCTAATATTCTCATATTTGGATACATTTTAACCGCAGGAGCATTTGCTCCAGATCTATATGTTCCATTACCAGCACTAGCAGTAGATCCTATGTCTACATTCATGTAATTAGGATCAATAGCAAATCCTGATAAATTAGATCCAGAATCTGGAATAATGTACATCTGTCCACTTACTCTTACCGCACCAGGAAGAGATCCTAAAGTGTACAAAGTCTCCCATGCTGAAGAGTTTGTATCGAATACTTGAACCGTAAGGTCCATTGAAGAGCTTGCAGCTCCAGGAAGACTTGCTCCAAGAATCTTAACGATCGCCCATGATCCAGCAGGAGTGGTGTAAACTACTGTGCTAGCCCCAACATCAACCGCTGTCGTAGTAACCTGTTGTCCTATTGCTCCATATGTACTCATATCATTCCCCTATTATATTGGTCTGTAGTGAACGATTATTCCGCAGTTCTCGCCACCAGCCATTGAAGTAATCTTATCACAACGAATCGCATAACCAGCACTTACTGATAATGGACTGCCACCAGATGTAAGTACAGGAGCTACGCATCCACCAACTGATCCACCAACCCCAATCCATGCAGCGGCCACAGCTGATGATGTAATCTTTGGAGTTGTTGCAAAGATCGAGTTAAACGCAGCCCCTGGAGAAGATGCAATCTTAATATCAAGCTCTGTCGTACCGCTACTACCTGGTACGATATTAAACATCCATACATTGAATATCTCAGCGTCGAACTCAAATACAGCTAAACCATCAGCGTAGAACTGAGGATCTGCCCCTCTAGCGTAAGGACCATTCAAAAAGAATTGCTTCTCTGAATGCTCTTTAGTCGCAAGGAAATTCATGAACTGCCCCATGCGTTGCATCGTAAATTCTGATACAGCCGCTTTAAAGAAAGTTTCTTCAATCTGAATTAATCCCGGAAATACACCTGGCAGGTCAGACATTTTTCACCCTCTTCCTAATACCATTAATCTGCTTTCTTCCAATATCGTGTTTTTTTCCTGCTAATCTTTGGCACAGCCGGCATCTCTTAACAAGACCATCCTTTGATATTACTAGATTCTCAGGAGATAATATATGACCACGCTGACATTCTTTTCTATCGTGAAAATGATGCCTTCTTTTTCTAATCATATCCATATTGTTGTCTAGATTTGTTCCTAAAAATAAATGATCTGGATTAACACAAAGAGGGGTATCGCACTTATGACAAACCAAAAGACCATCTGGTATTTTTGATTTAAATACCTCGAAAGAAACCCTATGAGATTTCTTGAGTCTCTTATTTATTCTCATTACTCCATATTCATGATTACGAACCCTTATTGAAGTTCCAAACCACAACCAGCACCCTGTATTTGGCTCTGGTACAGACTTTTTCATTATCTTTTCCATTAAAGATTCCACAACACACCTCTCTCTTTAAATTAATCTGTAACCAGAACCTGAATCTTTAAATCCTGCCAACTGAACTAGATCTCCAGACTGAGGAACGAATCCTAAATCCTGAGCTCCACTCACTGGAAATATACCAGTAACAGTAACAATATCTCCAACGACACTTAAAATCTTAACATCATCACTGTACCTAGATCCATCTGGACTCATAACATAAATGTACATTCCAGACTGATATCTAGATGAGTATCCACTCTGAAGCGTAAACACAGTAGAGGAGCTTCCTGAGAAAATGTATCCAACTGGATCAAGAGATACAAACGTTGATTTTATCAGAGAGTTAGTCGCAGCATTCGTATCGTCATAATCCTCAAACTCCACCACCATATATCCACCAGGGACAAACGGTAGAGCTGGACTTAAATGCATAATCATTGGATCTGTTAAGTCTAAGGTAAATGTAGTATTCGCAGAGAATGCATAGTTCTTGTCATGAATCTTAACCCAGCTATTCTCATAGTCTTCCCACTTCTTATATTCAGAGTTTCCGAAGAACATTTGAAATGATGGAGCAATCCTTATTTTAGTTGTCGTATGAGTGTATGATTGATCAAGTTCTGAAGAAGGTCCAATGACTCCATACCTGTCTGAGAATGCAAATCCGTTATTAGATAGCAGTGTCACCTTAGACATACCGTTTGATATATCCACAGTTCTCTCTTGAACTTCCATCACCCTATTCATTACCCCACGTTTACCAGTCTCTGTATTAGCTATCTGAAGAGTTGGAGGATCTGTGTCGGTAAGAATAACAACATCGCCTGCATCTATCGTGTGCCCTGTTTTAAAGTTAGTACTTAAAGATACAGTCTCAGCTGCGAACTGATACCTCTGAAGTATCCTCTCAGCTCTTTGATTCATGATAATTACAGATGTTGGATTATCTGCCAATCCCCTGCAATCAACCTTAAGCACAGATACCTGACGCATTCTTGATTGTGCATCAGCATTGATAACCCTTAAAGATCTTCTAAACTTCTGATCTAATGGATTGTATGCATAATTAAATAGCATCTCATTGTAGAAGAACCTGGTGTTTAGACCCCTCTCAACCTCAATGTTTTTTGCGTTAATAACATTATCCTGATCAATGAACTTAGATAGATCATTAATTAATGGAGCATGGGTAAGGCCAACTGATATCTTTGACCCTTGAGTTAAAGAGTATCCACCAATTGGTTTGAATAAATGTTGCTCAATCCACGTCTTTCCAGACGACTCCTCAGCAACTAAATCCATTTTGAATTGAAACTTAACAAACACATCTCTTAAATACTCAAACTGAGATACCAACACATCATCAGGACTAAGTCCAAGACCAGCAGAATCAGGGTAAGTATCATATTGTGATCTGAATGCAGCCTCTGTTGCAAGATACCCATTCACTGGAGGATTTTCTTGAACTAAGATACCAGTCTCTGAAACTAGTATTGTTCTGTTGTCTTTGATGATATCAGCAACCGTAAACGTTCCATTGTTGGCAGGATTAGGAGACCCAGATAGGATCACAAATGATCCAAGTGTAATGCCATAATCTCGAACCACATCTACACCATCAGAAAATGTAATCGTATCTGCTTGAGTAAGACTATCATCAGTATTCACAATACCACGAAGAGACAAGCCACTAACCCATGCTCCATCCCAACCTGATAGTTGAGACTTTAATGCTATGTTCATTGGATTATCTGTGACTGACATGAACATCGTTACTTCAACATCAATATCATGAGCTACAGCAGTTGTTCCAAACTGGCCACGAACCACAGTAACCTGAGTACCAGATGTGATTCCTGAGTTAACAAATGTGCATATCTCAGAACCATCTAAAACCAACCCAATAGTTACAGTTGAATCCGCCACTCCTTTTGCGTTTAGAATAGTTCGATAAAGGTTATCAGTAGAGCTTAAGTTAATTACTGTATCTGTAGAAAGAAGTGCTGTGGTAGTTCTGGATATTGAACCATTAAATAGGACTTGCTTCCTGCGAGAAGATGGATCTGTGAATGTGAAAAACACAGCACCTTGAACAATCTTTACGTTATTGATGTAGCCCTGAAATATCTTAATGTAATCCTCAGGGTAAGAGATCGTCTTATAACCAAAATACACCTTAACTTTTCTATTAAGAATATCCTCAATAGTTTGTCCTGGAGAACAAAGAGCAGTTACTGTTCCTTGAACATCAACAATCTTTATATTGAAGGTCTCAATCGACGCCTTACCATCCCACTGCTCAAGCTTCTGAGATAATGTTGATGAGCTTCCTTTGCGATCAATCCATGACTTCTGAGTATCTAAATCAATAGGCCTCATGCCGTCATAGACATAAGTACCGTCATAATTAACACCTGGATCATCGTACTTGATAGATGTATAAATGGTTCCTGATGTGAAAAGTATTGGAGATCCTTCGATCTCTAGAACTAATATTGGTTCTTTTTGATCTTGAGAATTTGCAATGTCGTATGCAGCAGATGTAACTACGCCCACTTCAATCCCTCACTATGACTTTACCGTGCTCATCAAGCTTCTTCTCATGACGATCTAAAACCTTTTCCATATACTGAGCTTGAGCTTTAGTCTTTTCAACAGATGAAACAATAGCCACTCTCAATAAGTTAAATGACTTAACCTGATCATCAAGTCTTGACTCAAGAGCCTTTACTTTAGCCTCTAGGAATTCCTTAGTCGCATGATTCTGTATCAGGAAAGACTTTCTGTCCTGATCAGCTTGCTCTTCCTTCTTCTTAGCGAAGAAGGAGTATATAGCCCAAGACAAAGCTAGTCCTGAAATAATAGGACCAAGGAAATCCAACATCTAATAATTACCAGTTCTTACAATAGAGAAGTAGTTGTATGCGGCAGTACTTGCGTAAGCTGGGCCTGTTGCATCGCAGTAATACTTTATCGTAACTAAATCCCCAGCCAGTAATGGTAGTGAATTTATATGCACAGAAGGACCTGCATCTGAAACGGCGGCAGCTGTTAAAATATATCCAACAGCTTTTTGAACTCCGTTAACATAAACACCTATTTGTGCGTACTTTCCAAGTATATAAGTAGCCGTTACCTCAGCTGTCGCTGCTACGGAGTATGTACCACTAATTGGAACTGTGTATGTACCTCCAGAATAAGCACCGTGCGTGTCTTTAACCAAAGTGCCAAAAGTGGTTGTGTTAAATGAACCAGTCAAAGTTCCTGTTGCAGGGGCTCCAGTGTACAGAGCACTCACGTTTTCACTCGCAGCAATCTGCGATGGGCCTGATAGGCGAAATCCGTAGAATATATCTGTTGTTGCTGATGGGCTTGCTGTAATACTAGCACCCGGTCGGACTTCCATCGTATCACTAGCATTCATCGGACCAGACCATGAAACCATTGCAGGATAAGATGCGTTTGTTTGAACAGGACCCTGCGCAATAGCTGAACCATTTTTATATAGAAGTAAATTATTGCCAGCACTTGCTGAATAAACAGTCGCATAAAAGTAATATGTACCAGGCATTGGCGCAGTAAATTTACCAGTGCTAGAGTCATAAGATCCCGTAGTATTTTGCGTGATAGTTGTATACTTAAAAGGAACAGATGTCGTTGCTGCAGTATTTGAATCATTAGCACTGAAGGCAACAACATTCGTATTCGCATCAGTGCTCATCACGACAGATGACGACCATCCTTCAATTTCAAAAGCTGCTTCAATTGATATAGTAGTACCTGCTCCAGAAACTCCGTTACCGTTTTGTTTCGTTAGACTCCCATTGGCTGTTGAATTCTCAGCCCCAAATACCATGTATGTCTTAGAAACTTCTATAAGAACCTGTCTGTGTCTGAAGTCAGTAGTAGAAGACGTCCCAGTATCTGACCAATCACCCACTCTAGAAAGTGCTGGCAACGTTGATGCAGTAGTTACATTTCCACTTACTCCACCGAATCCAAGAGTGATTCTTCCTTCAGTAGCCGTAGGTGTTCCGTTAACAAATGTTCCTGTAACGTACAGGATCTTGCCCACGCGCCATGATTTGAAGTTAACACTACTCGGAGTTCCAAACCCTGTGAATGTCGGAGTATACGCAACTGGATCAGTAACAGGAGAACCATACAGCTTAGCTGTAGGACCCACTGAGATATCATCAAGCTTAATTGTATATGCGACAGCCGAGGTGGATGCAGTATGCACGATCAATCGATACGAGTTAGAGTTACTTGCTGTTTGGAACTCAAATGGAATCTTATCACAAACAAGCAAATGATTCTTAATCTTGTATGGCGCCGGCTGAATGAGTGCAGCATTAGTAACATCGTAGATCCAAATAGTCATGTCATCATCAGCATAAGTTCCTGATGAGATCGCGTAGTTCAGAACCCCTTGTAGTACTTTTCCTTTGTCCTCGTCAGCTATTGTGAACGCATACGAGAATCCTTCACCTTGACGATTCGCCGCAGACTTAGTCCATAAGAATGAACCTGATCCTCTGAGTGGTGATGATGTAGATCTTGTGAATGTTGATGATGGTGATCCACCTGTGCCATCAACAGGATTAGTTCCTGCTGCGTCTGCGTATGTGGCCCATCCAGTTGTATCACTCTCAGCACGACCGTTGGTGATGTAATTAATCCCACCACCTGATCCGCCAATATCTCCATCAGTAATTGCTTGAGAGAGCTGCTTATTTATGCCACCAGATGTTACGTAAATCTTCGTATCGTTTAATAGAGATGAGTTGGTTGCTCCAGCTGATATCAACTCTGCTGAGCTTTTAAAGTCTTGATCTTGTAAGCGTCCCATTTATCCTCCATTTGTGCCCTTTGTAAGAGCCATTTTTTTTTGCTGCTCGAGAGACAAGGGCAGGGTCAAATCCTTTTTTCCTTGTAGACTCAAGGGACTTAAAAACAGTTTCTTTATCGTTCTTGTCTATACACACGACAGATATTGATCTGTTGGCACTTGCATTTTTTCTAAAGCAAGAATCAGAACACGTCCTCTTGTAAACACCCCTTATTTTGTAAGAGGAAACTAGCGTACTGCAAACAACGCAAGGAAAAGCCTTTAGATTCTTGTAGACACCAAAGTTTGGATGCCTTCTTGTTGCTATCATTGTTTCTGATATTCTTTTTTTCGTTTCTTCATGAACTTTTTTACCATACTGGAAATTGTAACCTTTTGGGTAAAGGCAATCCATTTTCTTTATGAAAAAAGACTCCCACTTATGTAGAGATTTTTTTGTTCTTGGTCTCTTTAGAATTTCCATTGAAAATGACTTCTGTCCATTTGTTAGAAAGTCTTCTTTTAATTCTTTATTGGATAATAGCCTTGCGCACCAATTAATAGAATATCTCCTTAATAGAGATCTTTCGGTCGCTCCAACGTACTTCTTCCCAGAGAGATTGTTCGTTATACAATAGACTAGCATGCGTCCTCCTTTTGAATTCAACATGCTATTCTCAACAAAACAAGTCAACCTAGTTCTCCCCTCGAAGCATAATGTAATAAACCCTCACTGTTTGCCCTAGAGATGGTGCTGTGACAAACGTGATCGTTGTGCCAGAAATTGTCCAGTGGGTTACTCTGTCCATCTTTATTCCATTCAAAAAAACCTGGACTGAGTCACTACCATCAAATGGGGTCTGTGACAGAGTAAATGTGGTATTGCTACCGTTGACAGTTCCTGTTGGGGTCTCATCGACGAAAAACTTCTTAAGTAATTCTGCATCTACTCTAGCCACAAACCACCTCTAAATTAATACTGATATTTAAATCTAACAATGTCTCCAGAAATCAATGCCGCTGCACCGCCGGTTGCAAGATCACCTGCAAAAGAAATCCTTGTCTTACCACCAGCACCACCAGTTAATGATACCGTGTAATCAGATCCCTCAACCTGAACAACACCATTTACAACCAAGTCTAAAGAGCTTGCAATAATCACTTGAGCAAGATCCTTATACTGATTGGTAATGTCTGTTCCATTTAGAGTAAGGTTCTCTTTACCCCATGTCTTTTGATACTTATTAGTAGATCCCTGAGCAACATCATCAGTTGTTAATACGACAGTTCCAGTAAAACCATTAACAGAAACAACAGCATTTGAGTTCAGAGACTTCTGCCAAATTGTACCATTGTAAATGATCCAGTCGCCGACTGCGAATGAGATACTACCTGAGCCTAAGTTCTGGGATCCTGCAACGCTTACTAAGTAAACATCACCTGCTGATCCAGCTCCATCAGCTAGCGTTGGTGAATTTGTAGAAGCATTCCAGTTTCCCAAGTAATCCATAAGAGTGCTTGGTAATTGAGAAGCAGGAACCTTACCGCCACCATCGAGTGTCGCAATACCAGAGTTTGCACCGAGTTGATCGAATCTCAGAGCATCACCATTCGCCGAAGGAGCTCCAAGACCTGTTACTTTACTACCGCCCATAGCTATGTTGCCAGACATTGTACCACCAGCAAGAGCCAGCTTTAAATCAGCATAAGCTTTGGTAGCAGCGTCTTGAGCAGATGTTGGATCAACAACGCTTGTTATTTTTCTAGTATTAACGCTTAAGTTAGTACCAGAGAAATCAAGAACTGTAGCTGCGGCAGTGTTCTTTAATGTCTTATTTGCAACATCAACTGCGACTACATTTGATAAATCTCTGAGTGTATCGATGTGCGCTTCAGAAGCAAATAACGTTGACCACTTTAAAGAAGATGAACCCAAATCGTAGATCCCATCACTATCTGGGATTAATGCAATATTAATTGCTGTTGTGGTTAAGTTATCAAGTGCGGTAGTAGCTCCTGAACCAGTCAATCCATCAACATACAACTTATTTACTAAGTCAGCATTCACAGTAGGAACATCAGAACTCTGTGGTGTTGATGCGAATTGAATCCGATCACTCGCGTTTAGTTTTATTATATCAACATCTGCAGAATTGGCAGCGTTTCTTGCCTTCATGAATACGTTATTCAGAAGATTCGCAACAGCGCCTTCTGATAGAAACTTCTTAACTATTCTCATCTTTTCATCCTCCTGTTTGAAGCACTACGTTATGTAATGAATCCTAACTTTATCTCCAGTGGTTAAAACTCCATCTAGAGCGTATCCATTCCATCGGAATTCGTTAGCAACTACTGTATAGTCCACATTAAATTCTTGAGAAGTCCCTCCGATGATATCAACTAATACATCTCCTGCAGAAGCTGGAGTGTAAGCTAGAATTATCTTCTTAACCGATTCTTCACCACTCGTAACTGTCCTGAATTCTGTTCTAAGTGTTCCTGTAGGTGTTGGAGGTATTGCAGGAACTCCGGCGGAAACGTAGAACACATATACATCTTGTCCATAAACTGGCTGCTCACCACCGTTGAATGTTATTGTGTACGATGTAAGAGTCCACTTTGATTTATCAACAGGCAATCCATCTACAAAAACAATGACAGATTCTGTACTAGACGGAAGTTGTGATAGCGGTCCAAAAGAAGTGTTAACTCCGTTTACAGGACCAGCCGGTACTTCTTGAAAACCAATTCCACCAAGAGATGATATGCTAAACTTATTACCAGTCCTAGTGATTGTAACATTCTGGCCACCTTCAAGCTCTACATCACCTGATATAACTGTTACTTCACCTGTCTTAAATACTCCATGCACTCCCTCATGCGTGTGATCAATCTTAGCCACGCGAGTTCCAACACCCTTAGATCCAGTAGAAGCTATAGCCGCAGGCGCTGCATTAGCTAGTAATACCTTACCAGCAAGAGTCTCTGAAGCATCAATAATGTCAGCAGTCGAATTAGATGATTGAACGATCGCAAGTTCTGAATAAACAGGAGCATCTGATATTGGATTGTATAGTTGTTGGTAGAACCATTGAAGACTATTTGATCCAGTAAAAGTGTATGCGGTTTCTATTCCTGATTGAACTGAGTAGTAAGTAAGTGTGTAGTTAGGACTAGAATAAGTAATCTTAGCATAAACTTCATTCCCTAATGAGTCCTCAACTTGATCACCATTTAGGTAGTAAATTATTACCTTGTTGTAAGGATTAGTGACTACAACTCCTTTTGAGGTCAGACCCCCAGAGGGAGTTTGGCCAGTGAGTTCAGAAGTAACATCAGTATTGTTGCCAGTAACACCAGATAGATTAGTCCCAGCAAGGAAATACCCACGAAGCTTAACATTCGCGATATCAACGGACGATATTGGTGGCGCATCTCCAACAGCTCCTGTGTGTTTATGACCAGTTGATAGATTGAACTTTGCAGTTAATTGATCAGCGCGAACTTTAAGATTATCTGAATTAGATCCAACATCATTATTCGTCCACGCAGGTAATACATCCTTCGCAGAGTTTAAAGGCATTCCAGTATATGACGACACAGCATTGTGTGCTCTTTGAATATTTACAACAGATGAACCAGATTCAGTTAATGAATTGTTAAGATCTAATCTACCAATAGTAGCATCATCACCATTGGCGTCGATGAATGCTTGATTTGTATTTGCCGCCGATACCGGCGAACCAGGGCTCACGCCTCCCATTATTAACTCCTAACTTGGTATTACCCTAAATTTCATAACTCCAGTGTCGTAAAACCTATACAAACCTTCACCGCGCATTTGCGATAACCTATATCCCATGCCGTTACTATCTCCAGGGGTTGATTCCAATGTACATTGGTAATAAACATCTGGATCTTCTTGAACACTAGGCTCGAACTCAAACTTCAATTGCTTAGTCGCATACTTTAAGAACGTCTGCCACTCAGACTTCTGAGTAGATAATCCGAAGTCAGTTACATACTTCCACTGCCCTTGAAAGAAATACATCTGTGCAAATACGATGGTCTCTTTAATGCCACTGGCAGATATGTTCTTAACACCATCATTGGTCACAATATCATCTGGCCCAAGATAATCATATGTCGGGAAATCAGGATAAAGAATATTACCAGCGTTTGTAAATCCCGTGTATGTCGTAGATCCGGTATAATCGTTATTAGAAAAGCCCATAAGAACCGCTGGACTATTCGCACTATTCGTTCCTGTTCCGAATAGAATATCTAAGTAAGATCCACTAGTGGTGACATGCATTCTGTTTGATGATCCTGAGTTAATGGTTCTATCTAAAGAGAATATGTACGTGTTCGTTCCATCAGCCAACTCTACAGCCCTCTTAAGCTCTGCCATAAATTGAGTGCACGTGTAGTTTCCAATATTAAGTACTGCTGTAATCTCGTTACCAAGATTAGATGTCTTGAAGTTAACGTACTTGTTATTGTCCGTAACATCCAGCCCATAAAGAAATAGTGCTCTATCAAACTGAGCCATTATCCGTAGTTCCTTCCTTGGGCTGTAATGGTATAATCTGTGATGTCAGAATTCTGACGTAGTATTTCAGACAAGTGATTCGCAGTCTCACGAGAGTTTAAGAAGTCCCCTTGAATGATAATACTTGCTTGCTTCTTATCCATCTGCGCTGGTTGAGCCTGACCTGGAGCTGTTGGCGGAGCAGATGGAGGAGCTGTCTCTGGAGACATTGACCCAACACTACCACCACCAGAGTCTTGACCTCCACCTATTGATGCCGAAGCTCCAACGATTGCAGATCCTGCAGCAATCAAAGCAGCCCCTTGACCAAGCTCTACAGGATTTGGTGGCCATATGCCCATGAGTAAATGGAACACTCCAGCTTCAATCATTTGAGTACCGATAGACTCAACAAACTGAGCAGTCATCTTTTGCATAGCATCGCCATGACCTTTAGCAAGATCCACGAACCCTTTAGACATAATACTATGTGTTTTGTTCGTGGCTGATGTGACAAAATTGCTAAAGCTTCCGAACTGTCCGCGCATTGATGTTAATGCGTTGTTAAGTCCGAACTGTAAGTTCTGTGTATTAATCTTCTCATACTGATTCTTAATGTTAGAAAGGTTCCTCTGATGAGCGACTTCCTCTTGCTCCATGCGCTTATCGAACTGAGCCTTAGCCATTCCAGAGCTTCTAAGTCTTTCGATCTCGCGCTGATTTCTTTGGTTTTCTTGCTGCTCCTGAATAGCATGATGTCTACTTTGAGCATTATCTGCGGCCATGATGTTACTCATCACCGCATTCATTTGAGCAGCCTGAAGAGACTTGTTGAAATTGAAGTCATCAACTCGAAGAGCTCGAAGTCTCTTATTCTTCTCAATCTCCATCTCGACCAATTGAGTTTGGTATTCTTTTTCATCCTTTGCAGTAGAAGCAATCAAGCGCTTGCGATCTGCAAACTCAGACAATACTAATGCTTTCTTTGCAGCAGTTAGTTCTTGATTATTTTTTAAGTTAATTTCACCAGTCTCAGCTTCTTCCTGTGCAGATAGCTTATCAAGAGCAATAACGTTTGAACGAAGCTCGATCATCTTCTTTTCTTCGTCCGTCAGATTCTTCTTAAGCTCACGCTCTTGAGTGAAGTTCTTAGCCGTCTCTTCATGATCTTTATGCTCTTCTTCAACAGCCTTATGAAGATCACCCTTTGCTTTAAGTAACTCTTCCTCAAGCTTCTTCTTAAGCTCTAAGGCGGTTAGGTTTCTAGCTGTAGTCTCGCCATCAAACTTGTAAACGGTGTTTGACTGCTCTCCGTATTCCTTGATTCGTTCTGTGGCCATCTTGATCTGGCCTTCTAAGAACTTAACCTTAGATGAGTTCTTATCTACCTCGTCACCCATGAATACTAATGCGGTCTCGGTCAACATCTTGCCGAAACCCTTAGTAATGGTGTTGAACGTATTCTTCATTGAGGTCTCAAGCTTCTCGCCAAACTCTGTGTAACCATCACCTAGTGATTTACTCTGTTGCTCCGTCTGCTTTAATATTGAGTTAAGAACCTGCTGTCTTGTTCCAACCGCATCTAACTCAATACCGTACTGCTTAAGGCTCCTAGATTGACCAGTCTCAACAGCAAAAGACACTGCATGAATTGCATCTTCTAATTTCTTCTGACCACCACTTGCTTTGTCTACCTTCTCAGCCCACTCAATGATAGCAGGTATTGCTTCAGCCTTAACCCCAGACTTCAATAGTTCAAATGCCATCTGAGTAGCTTGGACACCAGTAACCGTACCACCTGTAAGTTTTACGATACCTTGAACGATCTGCTCAGTGTCTGCACCAATGACAGCACCAAGATTTTTAAGAGCAGTTGTTTGATTGTTTATTTTCTCATAAGCAGAGATCTGAGATATAGCTGCTTCAAATCCATGGAGTAACTTTTCACCAACCTCAAGAGCCTCATTAAGGAAAAGGAATTGCATCCCAAGTCCTTCAACATGACCCTTGCCCTCGTTTCCTAGTTTGCCAAACTCTTGGCGAACATTGCCAAGCTTTACCTCAAACTCTTTGGACTCAAGGTTTAGTTCTATCGTTACCTTGTTGTCTTCCACGCCTGAAAGCCTCCGCGAACTTGTCTAGAACCTCTTGAGGTACTGGCTCCACACCTGGTTTACCTCTAGGTTGCCTTTTCTTAAGCCATTCATCAACATTAGTTCTGTATTCTTCTGCAGCGTTGGACGAGTCTAGTACATGAGAAAAGTGCTGAAGGTCTCGGGCTTTTAATTCGTCTAAGATAAACCAAAGTCTGTGTGCCTCAAAATATCCAAGACACATAACCTCATTCACCTTGTATCCAAACTCTCGCACAAGATCACCCAGCACTATCTCTTCAAGCAACGACTGGTCCTGGGAATATCCAGCATTGCTATTTACTTTTTTTCGACCTTCTCAACTATCGCTCCAAAAGAATTCTGAGTGAGGTCACTGATCTTATTCAAGAGTGCCTGGAAAGAAAACTCGCCAAGTTCATCAAGTGCTGCATCAGTAATATCTGGTAAGTACTGCTTAACCATCTTCTTATTGATCTCATACATGGCAATCATGTAATCCTCAAAGTCCATGGTCTCGCGCTTATCCATCAATATCTTATGCTCCTTACGAAGCATGATTTTATCTAAGAACCTGGGGTCAGAGAATTTGAATGTCTTCTCTTTCCCCTTGGACTTTACGATAATCTCAGCATTCACACTCTTGATCTCAAACAGATCGCTCACTGCTTAACTCCTCTAAACATAGTTAGAAGCTGTTGTAGCAATTGTGAAAGTATCTCCAACTGCAAAATCAGTCGCTCCATCACTGATGGTGAATCCGATTTCACTGTTCGCTGGAGCAATTACGTTAGAAACATATGAGCTTCCAACCGTAGCGTTTCCACGAGCACCAGTTACAGATCCAACCACTGAGAAGATGCCACCATTTGCAACCGCATGGATACAAGTAAGTGACCAAGACTCTGTTTTTGTGAACGAGCTGTTAACACCGATTGATCCGACTGTACCATTACCCACGTTTCCGCCACCAGCAACCGCTGCTCCAGCAGATGCAGGAACTAATGTACCAGCTGCAGGATCACCCATGTAACCAATCCATTGACCAGCAACTTCAGTAGTGTCTGGGTAGAAATGCATCTTTGCTTTGAAAACTAGCTTCTTGTCTGGACCGTAATCAACAGACGCCTCACCCATGAACACACCTTTATTAAAGGTAAAGTGACGACCTGCATAAGTTGTATCATCGCTTGTTGGAATGATCTTGAATTCCTTAGCAAGAGATAAGTAGTCGTAACCAACTTGTTTACCGAATGAAAGCTTGTAAGCTCCACCAGAGTTCACAAGGTCAGCTTGAGGGAATGCATATCCCATTTTGATTGCTGTAAATTCATCGAATGTGCACTCACCTGATGCTTCATGTCCTACGTAGAAATGGTTAGCTACCATCTTACCTAGTTGGTCAGTGTTTACTGGAGTGGTTAATTCTTTGATGCTTATTTTCACACCAGAGATTAATCCAACATCCACTCCATCTACCAATAACGCCGCAGAGCTTACGAAAATGCTCTGAGGTAGTCCGCTTATTGCTGGTTTTGCCATACTATTTTCTCCTTTATTAAACCGTTAAATTATTCTCAAAGTGCATTACTTTTAATTCTAAAACGACATCTCCCCTAAACCGCTGCTCTTCTTTTTGAAGCTTGTCGGTAATTGGAGTTGTGTACCCGAGTCTAGTTGGAACCGTTCTGATTTTAAGCCTACCAGTCGAATCATTAAGATCAATTAAGTTCAAACATCCAAACAGAACTCGACCATAACGCCACATCTTACGAGTTAAAACATCAGCTCCAACATCTTCAGCTGTCAAAACAACGATCACTTCATCTTCAGAGTTAAGCCAATTGGGATTTTCTGTGTAATCAAACGCATGGGATCCATACAACACATACAACGCAGGCAAAGTGAGAGTTTGAATCTTATCAGAAATATGAATAGCCTCATCATCTAATGGCTCAAGATTAGTTCCATCAACGTAAGTGTTATCAAGCTCTTGCAGAAGTAAGTTAAACTGTAACTTTACCTGATTGATGATTAAATCAGCAGATGCTTCAGTTAAAAGAGGGTGTTTAAGTAAAGCCATTACTCCCACCTAACCCTTGATGATGCCTCTTTAGCTGCATTCTTAGGATCATTATAACTCTCAATTAGGTACTGCTCAGTCAGAGATTTAATAGCCTTAATCTGCTTATCAGCGAAACCAAAGAACCCTCTTGGTGGCATTTTAGATGTTCCATAGTTCAAGTACTTTGCGTAATCAACAGTCGTACCCCAGCGAAGCTTCTTAGAAGACATGATAGTAACCGTGCTCTTATTGCTGTTTACTAATGAGTTAAACAGCTCACCACTAGCTACTAGAGTTGGCTTCCCTGGCCACTTAACCTGCTTCTCTTTCAAGTAATCCTTATTCAAAGGAGCCCACTTAATCTGCGGTATACCTTTTCCTTGAGGAGGCTTCTTATTAATGAAGCTACTTAAAACACCACCTCTCAAAGTCCATGGTCTCTTATCTGCAGCTTGTCCTATGATCTCAACAAACAGTGGGGTGAAATTTTCAGTGGTATCCAGCATGCTCTGAATCTTCTTAGTAACCTGATCTGCTGATACCTTAATACCCATCTTCATCGATTAGGCCCATATTGACGAGTGCGGGGAATCTTAATGCCAAAAGCTGGAGCACTACGCTTACCCTGCCGCTTATAGAAGTCGTCGCGCATCTGATGTCCATCTTTCCAGTAACTATCAGCAGTCTTTTGAAGAGCTGAGATCATCTGAGAAAATCCAGAGTCATCATTACCGTCCTGCTCGATATTGAACTCTTCAGAGTGTCTTCGATTAACTAAATACTGAATCAATGAACGAGTAGATATAGAAGCCGCTACAAATAATGCCGCCGTCTTAAGTCCTGGCTGAATACTTAAATAAGCATCATCAGGAACAGTACTTGTCCACTGGCTTGTAATCTCAGCACCTTTATTTAAGAAGTTCTTGATCTCATCATCAATCCACCAAGTAAAATAGTAGCTTGATGTGACCTTAACATTACCAACTGGAGCCTCATTAAGAGTTAACAATCCCTTAACAGAATCCTCTAGAGTGAAGTTAACAGCCTCATCGTTTACGAACACTTCAACCGTGTCCTCAAGTAATCTCTTGTCATAGGTCACGAAAGTTTGGTTATTGCCATCGATCTTACCGATGATCTTCTTCTTAGTGGCCTTCTTATGAAACTCTGTGTCTGCAAGAATCTGTCTAAGCTCTGTAATTGCTTGAGTGTAACTCATGACAATCCTTTCAGGACTCTAGAGAAGTCCCCAGCGCTCTCTAACACATAGTACTTAATCCCATGAGTAGATAGAGCCTGCTGCTTATACTTAGCCATTCCTGGCTCAATATGTCCGATATCTACAGCTATCTTTTGGTCTTTATAGAAACGAGTTACATCGAGTGGATGATGAACTCCACCAAACTCAAAAGTAAACCATGACCATCGCATCTTATGGAAGTAACCATCGGCACCGATTCTATCAGTGAGTGGATCTAATCTATTTAAGCGCTTTGTCTTAACATCTGATTTCTCAGGTTCAGTCATGCCACCGAATACAGATGCTTGATGCAAAGATGATTTCTCAGCCATTAAAGAAGGTGTGTCTTCATTCACATTTCTGGTTCTTCTAAATCCAGCCTTAGCCATTCATCACTCCATCAAACAATGGAGCCCAGGCTTAAACCTAAGCTCCATCGGAATCTTTATGTAGATTGGAATCCAGGGTTCAAGTTGATGATGAACTTAGGATCGATAAAATCTGATTCCCATCGTGAACGAGTTTTGTATCGGAAAACCTCTTGGCTGAACGCTGGTCCAGACTGTGGGTTCTCTTGAACAACCTCTTGTGGATCGCGACGTTGGAATGCAAATCCCTTAGGATCAATCAACAATGCGCCGTAATCACGGATGAATCGTGAAGACACGATACCAACTAGATTCTGGATTGGATTGATTCCCATGATGCCGCCAACTTTGCCGATATCAGCAGAAGCTGTTGAACTCATGCTAGGAGACTGAGCAGACTGCAACAAGATACTTGCGTAGAAGATATCCTGAGGACTAACTGCCAAGATCTTAGGAGTAACAACAATTGGACGTCCTGATTGATCTAACATCTTTTTAGACAAGATCCAACCAGCTTGAATTTGAGTTTGGCTCAATCGACCATCTGCCAATGCGTTCTTACCCAATCCAGCACCATGGATACCAGATGTAGAATAAGGAGTTGCATAAGTAACAGATACCGGAAGAGCTTCGCCATCTAAAGTAGCTGTAGTGTCGTTGCACATACGTGCCCAAACATAAGCTTCTTCATAGATACGAGCGTTCTCACCAAGTTGACTTGCGCGAGCAACAATCTGTCCAGTCATGTCGTCATCCATAAGCTCACGCTCAAAAGACAACATCATGCCGTACTTATGATTGATCATCTCGATATCCAAACCTTTGAAGTTTGTCTCAGGAAATGAATCACCATTCATAGTACGTTTTGGAAATCCTACGCGCTCCAAAGGAGAGTAGAACTCTTGACGCTTGTTAGAAGCAACTTCTCTAACCGCTGCAGTGTAAGTAACCTCAACTGCTTGGTAGATATCGTTGAAGGTGTTCTGAACACCAGCACGAAGAAGCTGACCGAAAGCAAGCTCAGATTGAGCCTCTGACAGCTTACGAGAAACACCATAAGCACCTTCACGGAACTTCTTGATTGAGAAGTCATGTCTCTTCATATCGAGAATGTTCTTCCAATCTTTGATTCCATAATGCTCAACTGTGTTCTTGATAGCTTTCTCGGTCTCTGCAACCTGGAAAGACTTCATGACCTTTTCATTTTGCTCCATTAAAGGAGTTTTTGCTGTGCCTGATTCATCAATAAATTTCATATTATCCTCCTTTAATTAAAGTACGCTTTTAACTAGTACATCAACTGTTACACCAGCTGCACCAGTTAGGGTTGAAACACCAATTGGTAATACAACTCTTCCAAGAGAGTTTGATCCAGCAACAGTTGTTACTGTCTGTGCATCAGCTCCGATGTAAAGTGGCAAACCTGGAAGATAGGTCTCTGCTGCTGTAGTCTTAAAGCTACAAACAACATCCCAACCAACGATAACTGCTGGCTCACCAGTAGCTACATTGTCGATGTTTGATGAAGCAACTGAAGGCTGAAGAGCAACACCAGCAAGAGTTGCTGCATTTGCATCAGACGCAATTGGTTTAATGATATGAGCAGATGTATCCAAGTACACAAGCTCGCCTTGTTTGATAGGGAATGAAGCATGAGTTACTGGCATGTGGAGTTGTGAAAACCCCTGTCCGCCAACAGATCCATACTTTACTGCATTTCTGTTTACTGTAGACATTTTGTATTCTCCTTATTGATTAAATAGATGATCGTTTGAACCAGTTGATTCTGTACCAGAAATCTCAGGGAAACCAGTAGCTGCATGACTGTAGAACTCTGCTTCGATCGCTTTCGAATGAGCTTCAGCCAATTTAACCGCTGTCTCTTTGATCTCTTCCTCAGTTTTACACTTCTCAAGAACCGGACGAATAACCTTAGTGACTTCTCGTCGCATGCCACTCTCGGCAAGAACTTTGTCAATAAAGTCTTCGCGTTTCTTAGCGATTAACTGGATCTTAGATTTAGCTGATTCCTCAGCTTCTTTTTTAGATTCTTTTTTAAGACCTTCGTTCTCTTTTTTAAGGTCTTCCATTTCCTTTTCCATCTTCTCTTTGTCCTTCATCATCTTTTTGATGAGGGCCTTATCTTGATCAGCATCAGCATGATCTTTGTCGCCATCTTCTTTTTTGGCTTCTTTCTTCTCTGACTTTTCTTTATCTTTTTCTTCGTCCTTATCCTCAGACTTGGCAGCTTCTTTTTTCTCTGCCTTCTCTCCGTCTTCCTTCTTCTCATCTTCGTCTTCTTTTTTGGCTTCCTTTTTCTCAGACTTCTTCATAGAAGCCATAGCTTGTTTCATCATACGAGCTTCGTACTTCTCTTCAGATTCTCCATCTTCTTTTTTAGACTCTTTTTTACAAGCCAAGAGAGCTTTAGATAGGCTTTCAGATTCATGAGCCTCTCCCTCTTTCTTGTCGTCACCTTCAGCTTGCAACATATCCTTTGCAGCTTCAGCAATCAGTTTATCGTCCTTCTTCTCTAGACCACGGAAAATCTTTGTGAACGCTTCAATGAACATATTGTATCTCCTTTTATTTTTTAACTTTTTAGCTGACTCCAATAAAACTCTACCCTTAGCACCAGGCTCTGTAACTAAATCAGCAGACACGGCGTCTGTAAGTTTAGTGATAGCGTTGATACTCTCACCCTCAACCTGTGAGATCTTCTCCATCTCAGATGCCAATGGTTTGTACTTTTTTAAGAACTCTTCATACGATAACTCTTGTCCTTCACCATCTCCATTAATAGAAATTCCGATGTAGTTCTTGTCTGGGTATTTCTTCTTGTACTCAATAGCATGCTGAATCTTTCCATAAGCCTCTTGATTAGAAACCTCAGGAACAAACTCAGCTCTTAACTCCCACAATCCATCAGGACCAACAACAGCTTTACAATTCTCGTAGTGACCAGCTGTATGAAGAACAGAACGACCTGGCTGCTGCTCCATTTGATCTGGAGTTGGATGGTCGAAGTAAGCTTTTTTTCCTTCGTAAACAGCAACGCCTGATTTAATAGCATCTTCAGTATAGTAATTACGGTCTACTAAGTTTCCTAGACCTTGAGAGATGATAACTACAGGGACCCTAAACAGTCCTGATGATTGGTCAGGAGTAGCTGCAGATCCTGATATTTCTAAACAATGGAGCTTCTTCATGCTGTCATTCTCTTGATGCGGTTAAGGTTCCTAGACTGATGTTTTGGAACAACATTGATGGTAATCATATTCTTACCCATGTCACTCTTAAGCTCTGGTTCAATTACGTAATTCTTTGGGTTTAGCCCCTCATCATCAAAGAACTTCGCAAGCTCTGTAGCGGAAGAAAATACATAGCTATGAAATCTCCAGATACGACGGGCATCTTTAAGCTCTGGATGAGAAGAGTTCTCGCCAAGTTCAAATATGTTGTTAGGGTCATTGATGACGTAAGGATTAGTGTGTTTCATCAGAGTTGTAGCCCATCCTTCTTAACCTGTTTTCTATTTAATGCACGGGTAGGTTTAGTCTCTCCATCCTCGCCATCACCTGTCAAGTCCGAGTCTGGTGACGGCGGCATGAACATAGCACTCTTCTTATCCTCACCGGCAATCTTCTCTTGTTCCGTTTCGTAATCATACTTAGTAATCTTTAGCTCTTTTGCGACAATATATGATGCCGTCTCATGAGAAAGAGTCCTTCTATCCACTGCTGAGTACAAATCCTGGATCTTAGTAGAGCGATCTTCTTCAAGAATCTCTGGGAAGTTAACTTCGAACTTACATTTCATAGGGTCAAGACTATTGGCTACCAACACATCTTTAACGATACGACGGATTAATGTCTCCATCTTTTGCTGACGCTCTAACATCTTCTTAGCCACTGGCTCAGTCGCTACCAATGCTCCAGCCCTAGTTCCACCATTGCCGTTGAATGTTCCCATGTAGCTAGTCGGAATTCCTGTAGCCATTGCCACATAAGACAATATGTCTTGAGCTATCTGATCAGCTCCGGCCTTACCAAATGTTGGCGATAATGGCGTACGCTTTACAGATTTGTTGTGGACATTCTCAGAACCTGGAGGGACATCAACAATACTCTCGGTCGAGTTAATATACGCCTGGACATCCTCGTCACTTCCATCAATCTCAACATCCCAGATGAATGCCGCTTCATTCTTAGCCCTTGCAAGCTTTGCTTGAGTGTAATCCTCGTAGTATTTGAAGTATAATAGAGGAGCTAGAAGATCAGACCTTCCACGCTTCTCGTAAGATGTAACATTGATCTTAGTGTGTGTTACCAGCTCTGGAGGAAGCTGATTGATGATGTACTTTGATATTGGTGCGTCTTTAGTTCCATACAGCTGATACTGAGTATTGTACTGCTGATGATAGTACTTAACGTCTGAGATATTCTCTGGATCAGTCACAATCTCCCAAATAGTAGATGGGTCAAAAGACTTATGCATAACCTTGGTGATCGGGTGAGGTACTTTTTTAAGCATATTCTCACCAAATTTAGTGAGCTCATCACACCAGTTTCTAGACTCCTCCTGAATATTTGAGATCTCTTCGTATCTATTCCATACATCTTGAGCCTTAGAGTCTTCGAAAGTTACGTTAAACCCTTTACCCATAACGAAGTTACGAGTCATATCTACGATCAATTTAGCTATTCCTGAATAGTTGGAGTACCAGAAACACTTAGAATGCATTGCCCAGTAGTCGTACAAGTACATCTGCTTGAAGAATGGAGTACCTATTAAAGGTGAGTATTCATTTCGAACAGGCAAACCAGTAATAGAATTACCGTTACCACCTCCGTCGTTCGCAAAGCCAAATCCTCCAAAAGAATCCTCCTTCGCAAGCATACGTGAATAAGCATTCTGCCGGCTCTCTAGGAACTTCTTGTGATAAACACCAGACTTCTTCAATATCTCTCTAAGTTGATCGGTAGAGTTGATCATTCTCCATCGCCACTTGCCATCCTCTGCGATCTCAACGATACGAGATTGACCGGATAGATCTAGCATCTCCTCAGACTTCTCTTGAACCTCTTTCATCCAATTATAGAGCCTAGATTCAACAGGACGTGATATGTCTTTAAAGAATTCCTTCGGAGATATTAGATTTATCTCGAAATCATGGGCACGTCTGATGATTGATTTAATCTTAGGATCTGCATAGTCCTTTGCCATATCCTTAGTCATCTTCGCTTGGACGACAACTTGATTCTCTTTTGGCTTCCGGGCACGCTTTGGCTTTACAATATCTTGATCCATTACTGACCCCTAACCGAAGATAAATATTCATCGAATGTCATATCTTGCATACCAAGATCTTTCTCTAATCGGTCTGCTTTGTAGACCTTGCCATCTGTAGGATCCCATTCCACTCCGTCATTCTTTAAGACGTTATCTGCCCAGTCATCTTTTATTTTAGGTACGAGCATACAGCGACAATTATAGTGAAGAGGGGGGACGTCAGCCTTATGTTCATCCTTAATTTTTATCTTAATTTCCTTCATTGTTAATCCGTCTCTAATGGTACATTCGTCACATTCTTTTTGAGGCCGAGACACAACCCATTGCATATCCTCAATACCCATCTCTTCACTGCCAATTTTCAATACTCCAGCATGCAGTAGATTAATGGAATCACTCATAAGCATCTGCTCTAAAGACCTGAGCCAGCGGTTATTAGCCTTCAATTCATCAGTAAAGTATGGACGATATTCACGAGATCCCCACTTCATGGCACGAGACTGCTCATCTTGGAATCTCTCAACATCTTCTAGAGAGTAAAAACCCTCACTCACTTCTACTGGTCCTTTAAGAGAATTCTCTACAACATCTGACTCCGGATCGGCATCAGATTTGACCCATGGATAGTTAGACTCTCTCACGCCTTGCTTAGAGCTTCGATTAAACAAACGACGAACCCTTTGCATGATCTGGTTCATTGTCTCTTCACTCAAAGCGCCACGCTGGATCTCTTTAATTATGTGATCAGCCATGGATATGAAGTAGAAATTAAAGTGACCCTTCCTTGGGTCGAACTTACCGTCCGTGGCAATTTGATTCTTAAGGTCAAACTTTGTCTTAACCCACGGAGGTGATGATTTCCTGCCTATAAATCCAACAGCAGCACGAGATAGAATATCGAAATCACTTCTCTTCTCTGTCCAGTACTCCTCAAGCTTTTGAACCAATAGTTCATACCTTGAGTTGATGATGTAACGGAGAGAATCAAGAGTTCGATTAGCAAGCAGTACCTTGTAAGCAGCCTCATCATGAACTGAAATTGTAGCTGAAATAGTGCCAAGAACATCCTTGTTTGCTTCGTCAATAAGCTTACCCATATCAGAGCAATACAGACTGAACATCAGTGATGACCGACGTTGAATGTCTGCATAGTCCTTAGCAATACGCCTTTGAAGTTGATTCATTAAGGATTTGCTCTATCCAATATCTTAATTACCTTAGCACGCTCAGCTGTAGTGATAGTCCCATCGAGTGCCGACACAACTACATCTAAAGTCTGATTATCACCAAGCTTTAGAAGAGCTGACTTAACAGCACTCATTAAGAAGCTGATCTGGCCTTGTAGAGCATTTAATATAGTAACCTCACCGATAACAGCCGTGGAAAGAGTAACCGTTGATACGTCTCCAGGGAATTGAACAGTGATTGTTGCCCCTGTTGGAATACTGTACACAACAGATAATCCAGAGACTGGATCAAGCGTGTAAAGATTGATCGTTGCAGATGGGGTATCTCCCCTAAAGATAGTAAGCTTCTGACTCATATTAATACCCCATTTTCATCAATGATTTCGAAGTTCAAAGAAGGCTCTGTAGCTACAGCCAAAGCTAATCCACCAAGACCTGCAGCTCCTGCGACAGCTACTGCTAATGCATTTACAAGACCTGTGAGTATTCCAACTTGAGTAGTTAGAGCTGCGTTCTGAGTAGTGAATGTAGACAGATCTGTCGCTAATGTTGCTAAGTTCGCAGCTAATGTAACAAGCTGACCACTTAGTGTTGTAACGTTCGATCCTAGTGTTGTGTTGTAGCTATTGAATGTAGAAAGATATCCATTAAATGTAGTTAGATAGCCAGAGAAGGCTGCGAGGTCTGAGACGAAATTGGAATGATCTGTTTGGAAGTTAGTGTGATCTCCAACGAAGTTCGTGTGGTCTGCTGCAAGCAAAGTATGGTCTCCCTGAAATGCGGTGTGGTCTGATTGAAAGTTCGTATGATCGGATAAGAAGGCTGTATGGTCTGATCCAAACGCCGCATGATCGGCCTGCAAATCTGTATGGTCAGACTGGAAGTTACCGTGGTCAGACTGGAGGTTTGTGTGGTCAGTTCCAAAGTTCGTGTGATCGGTTTGGAAATTCGCATGATCCGCGTCAAATGCAGCATCATCAGCAACAAATGCAGCATGATCCGCTTGGAAACTTGTATGATCGGTCTGAAAGTTAGTGTGGTCTCCTTGAAAATTAACATGATCTGCCGCCAAGTTCGTATGATCTGCCGCCAACAATACCTCTGTAGCCGCTAAGTTAGTTGCTATCGTCTGATAAACAGCAGGTAAATTTCCACTAGCAATTGCTGTAGCTGTCAAAATAGCCGTGTTAGTATTTATGTTTCCGACTGCATCCTTAGCTCTCACCCCTAATGTGTAAACAGATCCATTAACCAGATATGTAGTCTGATCTGACAATGTGAACACTCTAGATTGAACAGCTAATGCTGGAGCTATGGATACTAAATTACCAGACACAAACAAAGAAGCTGCACTTACTGACCCAATAGAAATGTATATGTTGTACTCAATTGGAACTGTCGCATCTGTAGCCGCAGACCAAGCTGCAGTGATAGATCCATCAGTATTTGTAGTTACTGACGTAATTCCTGCAAACGTAGGTGGAGTTGTGTCAGTCAGGCTTGAGTTAGGAACTCTCTGTTCAAAGTATCCTTGGAAATATTGACTATACATTTTCTAACTCTCTCTCAAACTACTATTAATTCTAACTCCTGGAGGAGATGCCCACTCATAACGAACCTCCGTAGTGAGTGCTGTGTTTGGAATAGTTCCAAGAGCATTCCAGCTGGTACCATTATTAGTTGAGTACTTAAACAAAGTTGGATTGGCAGAAGTGTTGGCGCTGATAACTAAATTACCAGAGTCATCGTATGCTCTGAAATACAGCGTAGGAACAACACTTGAATAAACAGTTTGAAGCCTAAATGCAGAGTAGGCAGGTGATGCTCCATTGCCTGTAGTATTATCTACAGATCCTGCCCATCTATCAGATAATTCATTAGTTCCGGTTACAACCGCAAACAGTTCATTAACTTGAGCAGGGGTTTGTGCTGACAGTTGAGCGATATCAAAAGCTATCTTAAACTGTGTGAAGTTAGATAATAAATTAGTCGTCTGATACTTATTGTTTGGAAGAGTGGTCCAGCTTCCTGCTGCTGTAGTAAATATCGCATCCCCACTAGTTGCAGCAGTTCTGTAATAAATTGTTAATGAATTAGTGTAATCAAACAACTGCTCTATCGTTTGCAGGAATTGGAACGATTGGGTATTTGATGTATTAAGAAGTGGACTTATTAGATAAGAGTAATCAAAAGTTACATCACTCCTTAAATCCATGAAAAACACCCCACGCTGACCAGCTGTAGTGCTAACAAAAGATAACCACCCAGAGCTGGTTCTGGCATCTATTTGAGATATAGTCACTGCTCCGAAGTTGGTAGTAAGCCTTGATGGAGTATTTTCCCACCACATAGTAGAAAGATTACCGAACGATAGAAGTATTGAATTAGATAGCCAGCGTTTAGCATAAAAAGCAGATGTATTTGATGTGTATACAACCACTCCAGATGTTGAAGAATACGCAGCAGTGGCTGGAGTAATACCTGTGTAATCAATACCATTTCCACTAGAGTTAACAGAAGACATTGAAGCTAAGCTAGTGGCTGCATTCACAATGTCTGAAACTTTAAACAGATGAAAATTCGTACTGGTCGGCAAGAAGTAGCATAGCTGGCCATTTAATCCAGCCGGTATATTTGGATCAGTAGTTGTCGATGGAGTTACTAAATGCTGGCTGCTAGTTAGCAAAATAGTACCAATGATACCAGTAATTGTTCCTGTTTTTGTAGACGTCCAAGGCGTTGTTATCTGTCCAAAAGCACGACCGACTACTGTGTTAGATGTTACCGATGTCGCATTAATTGATGCACCACCAGATGTAAGAGATAACTCAAATGTATTAGCCGCTGGATTTCTCACAAAGTAAACAGTCTGCACTGTCGTTGTCGATGCAGTAAATGATGTCGGTGGATTAGATGTAATAATCACAGGATCATTAGCATTATATCCATGCGCTGTCAGTGTGAACGTAGGTGATCCGTTTGCTGTGGCAGCAGTCGTTGTTTGTGTTACGTATGTAAGAGTAGCTGCTGAATCCCATTTAATGAATTGAGTCGTAGCAAGGACGTTGTTGTTAACATAAACAAGACCAGTGGCTCTATCTAAACCAGCTCCCTGGATAGCTGTGATATTGTTATTCACACCAATATTTGAAGGATCTTGAAGCATGTAAACTGCTTTTGCAGATGATGAAATGGCAAGACCTATAGTTGGTGGAGAAGTTGGCACAAAGTCCGCGAGTGCTATACTATTAGCTATAAATGTACCACCATTAATCAGCACAGATCCGACAGTTGATAGAATGATCTTCCATCCAGTTACTCCAGTGTCTAATACTTCTAATTGACGAACTGTATGAGTAGTCGCTGCAGAGTTTGGAAGATTCATAAGGATACGGCCAACATATGCTGGAGTAGCTGCGCCGGTTAAGTCAAAAGTATAAAGGGTGATCGTTAACTGTCCTGCAGTAGATGCATTAGCTACGAACATTCTTCCGTTTGGAGAATTGTAAACCCAATTGGGCGTTACAGAACCTCCACCAATAGTATCAGTAAAAACATCAACGAAGTTAGTTAAAGGCGGTCCTAATACAGTTTGAGAGTTAATGCTTTTAGATGAGGTTCTTCCCGCGAGGAATGTCTTTGTCGTATCACCGTATGTTGTAGTCGTTGATGTGGTAAGATTTGCTTGGATCGTTTTCATTATTCATTCCCCTTGTATTTCTCGTCCTCTTTAACTTCCGCAGAGAGGATTTCATTAGCTCTCGCAGAGGTCAAGAGACCTAAACTTACCAACATTCCAAATCCAGCCACTGTGTCTGCGCGATTCAAATCAATGAACGTAGATACACTCAAGTTACCCATTAAAGCTTCAACTTGGACTATCGACTTTGCCGCAGTAGTTAATACGCACAATTCAGTAAAAGTAAGCCTTCGTCTAAGGCCTAGCTTTGTTATTTTTCTAGATGGGATAAATGATTGGCCCAGTGGTGGTATCAGTTTGTTTCCGTCAAATTCCCATCCAACGACAGCTCTAGGATTATCGTTAGTGATATCGATTATTCCAGCGTAAGAAGATGATAAGTGCTGTAACTCTTCTTCTGTATTTATGGTCCTAATCTCTGAAACGATATTATCTATCATGAGAGCGCAAATCATTTACTTGGCCCCTTTTAATATGATCATAGCCTTATCTGGAGTAGTCATTCCTAAGTCTATGTCTTCTGGTAATTTAGTGATCCATGGTGGTAGTTTAAATATCATCTCAGTGCATAGCTGCATGTCTGCCTTACCCCAAGCATTTCTTAAAGGTAATTCTTTATCGAATAACTTATAGAGAAGTCCACGCCATGCAAAGTAAATGAAGCCTGGATAATCGTAAGAGTCCTCACTGCATTGAGATATCAATGTTTGAAACACTTCTTCTTCTTGATCCAGAGTCAGGTCGTATTCGATAGATTCAACAATCTCAGTTTTAGAGTGGTGGTTCATATAGGCTTTGAATAAACGAATGTTCACGCCTAGTAGGTTTGAATGAACCAGCCACTTGTCATCATCAAATACAAAGGCAATGTGAGATCCTTTGGAATTAAAAGCCCAGCGGATGAGCTTCGATAATATGTTCGATGATTTCGTTTCGATTATTTTCACAGACTAAATAGTCGCCTACGAGATTTGTGATTGTCCATTTAAAGTAGAAACTTTAAGCCGTATCGCGTTAATCACTATTAAGGTCCAGAGAATACAACTGCTCAATCGTTTTGTTTCTGATAAAAACTTCTCTCTTTATAAAAAGAGGAGAAAGATTAAGTATCCTGGACCATTCGGCAACTGATCTTGATTTCCCATTGTGCTCAATAAATATATTGTTTCTTCGATTGTTGCCTTGCTCGTATTGAGTAGCCCATCTGCAGTTTGATGGCTCGTAGTTTCCATTGTTATCGATCCGGTCTAAAGAATGATCTTTTGATGGCTTTGGTCCCATATCTTGTAGAAAATTTAAAAAAGAATTTTCCCATCTTTCACAGACCTTTATCCCTCGACCACCATAGTTTTTAAAGCCTGGGTTATTGCTGTTCTTGCATCTTGCATGCATTCCTTGCCAAGAAATGTACTCTTTGGTTCTTGAGCATCCATGTATAATGTGTTTCTTTTTCATCTAAATACTCCAAAGGCCATTCCTTTACTCATTCGAGAAGCAGCGATGAGAGCATAGTTGAGTGCGTGTCTTAAGTGATCAGGTCCGAGCTTCAAATACTTGAGGCGTATAGATCCAGTTTCTTTATTCTCTTCCGGAACCTTTGCTACATTGGCGCAGTGAAGAGCCAGCATTTCCATCATTGGATTTCTCTGAGGGAGTGAGATCTTTTGTTTCAAGATCATGTCTTGTCCGACATCCATGGACTCAGTTCTGTTCACTAAAACTTGCCTTATCTCTTCATCAAAGGCATAAGCCCCTTTTTGGTTGTCGTTATAGAAGCACATGAAAGCTTTATGCTTGTGTTTTTCCACGAAGAACCGTGAATTCCTAGTCTCTGGCAAGGCATCGATCACTGCTTGTTTCACATTGAACTTCAAGATCAATTCATCCAACTGATCAAAGGTCGTGATCTCACCAGCCCAGATAACCTTCGTTTGCACACCGGGCTCAATGATTACAATATGAAGCTTCGATCCAACGTCCACACCCATTGCGGTAGCCTTCGTATGACTCGCAGGCATCACCCTCATCGGATCACACAAGCTTAAGACCATTTCAGATGTCACACGATCGGTTGCTGATAAATAAGGCAGACCGAGGACGTGATTGTAAAAGTGGCCCATGAAGGATGTGGTCTGATACTCGTGCATGATCTCGTTTGGTGAGACGAACGGGCTGTACAGCTGACTAATTTGATATCCTCTAATCTTTGATCTCTCATTCAAACTGAACCAAGTTCCTTGGCTTAGGTCTAGCTTTGTATGGCACTTGTGGCAGCCGATATAATAGTCACCGTTTGCATCGTGGTAGAAGTTGTTCGGGAAGTGTTCTTCCAGCACGTTCCAGCGAGAGCAGGACCCACACTTGAAAGCGTAGTGACACTTGTCTGTTTCTTGAAACCTCTTATCAATACCGTAGTCATTAATCGTAGGGGTTGAGATATCCATGGAGATCTTAACAGACGATGCTGACAGACGCTTACGAGCTTGGACCACCTGCTCAGGATCTGCTTCATCGAACTCATCGTAGATGGCGGCATCAGCAGAGATGGACTTAACCTTGGTCTTAGACTTCAGCCCTCTCACGAAGAATGGTGTGCCATAGATGAACTTTAGCCCCTGGTTATCTGTGGACTTGCCACCTTTGATGCCAATGGATTTAGCGATCTCTTCATTGTCTGCGATGAATGGATTGATCTTGGTGTTGACGAAGTCACTGACAGATTCACCTGTAGGCATCCAATAAATGATCCCCCGTGGGGTCATGCGGTTCTTGCACATCCAGAATGACTTTATGATGGCGAGAGTGGAGACACCGATTTGGGATCCTTTACGTATCCTGATATCCTGTGATTTGTCTTGTAATGGAGTTTTCAGCCAGTGGAGCTTCGTCCAGTCGATCGGTTGACCCTCCAGCTTCAGATCCAGGGAATACATCAATGGTGACTGGCTGTTGAGCTTCTCGTTGTACCTCAAGTTTTCTAAGTACTCTGTCCTCGACCGCCCTATTGAATCTCTGCTCTGCCTCACCTAAGTCCCCCGAGTGATAACCAAATTCACCATCATCTTTAAGCTCAACAGGCTTCAAGAATCCCAAAGCCTTCTGAACCTCAATGAAGTTCTCATCCACTTTAACTAAAAGAAGCATGGCCTTAAGCTCTTGGTCAAAGTCTCCCTTTATTTTAGCTCGATTCATCATATCAATAGCTGCTGAGTATCTATGTCTTTGGCGTAGAGACCACTCAAGCATGATGTTGCCAGGATTTGCGAAGGCTTGTGAGATGATTGTGACGAGATCCTTCCAATACTTCTCACTGATGTTTCCAAATTTATCCTTCGCTTCATAGAGGCACTGTCCGCCAGCAACATATCTATGTAATCTGTTAATATCTTCGCGGAAGCGTGGGTCTTCTCTACGTTTTTTCAAACGCTTCTCTTGATTGACGCGCTCGCTTTCAGAATTGGATGACAATACTGATTTTATCTTCATTGCTTGTCTAGGATATCGACGCTTTGAATCATTCTCAAGTCCTGAAAGATACGATTCACGTTAATTATGCGGTTATCGCCTATTAGTATTCCGTCTGTTGGCTTAAGCCCTGAACGCTTTGTAAGTGATCCGATCATTGATCCTGAGAAGAACGCGGTGAGGTTAAGCTCAGAGAAGTTGATGATGTAACCGGCTTTGAATCCTTCCATTTCGATCTTCACGAGAATGTTTATTTGATGAGGGGTTAGTGCGGAAAATGAATAGGTGTTTGCTTTAGTTGTTTTTGCATCAACGAATAGTGCCTTTCTGTCTTTAAGAAAGAAGAAGTCAAATGGTGACTTCACACGGATTAGTTTTGTAGCAGATAGTTGTTTACAGCCATCAGGGATTGGGACTACGAGCCAGCCATGCCTTTGAGTTTCGCCGTGGAGGCTGTTTTCAAAGTTAGAGCCTCTATTTTTTGCTATTCTTCCTCGCTGAACATTCCTAATGTCTTTCATGAGTTCGATACAAACAAAGGAGATTGATTAATGCAAACACAATCTGTGAATCGAAGTATAATGATTAAGTGCAAAGGTGCGGCCGAGATATCAATTGATAATCTTCGTGAGTTTCAAGGAGATTTGAAAGAACTTACGAAAGAGAATTTTGATAAGCTTAAGCATACAATATTGACTGAAGGGTATTGTGATCCAGGTTCAGTATGGGAAGATGGCGGTATTTATTGGGTAATAGATATGCATCAACGGTTATTTGTTTTGAAAGCTTTGAGATCTGAAGGTTACTATGTCCCACCAATTCCTGTTAATTTTGTGTATCCTAAAGATAAAGAAGAAGCGAAGAAGCTAGTTCTTACGTTCTCATCTAATTACGGGAAACTTACTGAAGACTCGGTTTCTAATTACTGTATTGATTCAAGTATTGAGCTTTCGTTCTTGGAGACTTCGGTTGTGTTTCCAGAGGTCGATCTTAATTACTTCACAGAAGGTAATGAACCATTAGAGGAAGCAGAGTCATTATCTCAAGATGATTCAGATTTAAGCCTTAAATGTGAGTCCTGCGGCGCTAAGATCAAGTCTAAGGCATAATCTGTATTATCTTGATACACTTCATACATATATATGTCACCCAAAGGGTTTCCTTGCTACTATGTATATATGGAGGACCTGTATGAACGAAAAAGTAAATAGCAAGATGATCGAGGTTTCAGCGGTACTGATCGAGATGGAGAAGATCATTAAGTCGCAAGTAGTGACTAGTGTAAATATTGACCCCAACGATCCAGTGTTGCAGATGACTGCGGTTGAGTTAGTTGATCTCGGTATAGAGGTCTACAAGAACCTGCAAATGTCTACATGGAGTAAGAAATGAAAAAGGTAAAGAGACCTAATAGGTCTTTCAGAGTTAGAGCGGACCTTATGGCTGAGGCGGAGAAGCAGGGGATCATATTCTCTCAGTTCGCTGAAAAAGCTTTAGAAGATTATTTAAATGGCAAGACTACATGTCCGACTTGCGGACAGAAAGTGAGTACCAAATGATTTCCAAAGAGATGATGAAACATATGCTTAAACAAAGACTCCTTGAACCAGATGTTCTATCTATCGCAATCTTTGCAATTGTCTTCGTATTCATCCAACTCTATTTTTCCTGGACGAGCTTGTAACAATGAAATCAAGTGATTTCTGTAAAACTAGACTTGCGCTATGCGGCTAAAGTAAATTACTATCGGTTAAATCAAGGAGGTATGAAATGGACGCTATTGCCCTTTTAAAGACCCTTTGTGATCAGGTTACAATAACGGCTCAGCTAAACGAAACAAATGCAACCATGACCGGATATGGCGATTTTAAGCGTGCTTCTGGTCAGGTTGTCGTCGAGGTTGAAGGCTGCCAGCGTGTTTTTTTGGTAGAAATAAAAGAAACTCATCCAGCTATCGATTCTTAAGATGCAGTGAGCCAATTACTACATAAACATCTGGTGGTACGCGTCATCATCGCCATCGAGTGTTTTGATCGCCCAACGGATCATGTTCATGGTTCCTGCGATTGCAAGAAAAGGAATTAGGACCAAAATCAATAAAGCGGTAAATGGTGCGAGGATCATGTGAGCGGCTATTCGTTTCATAACAATCTTCTTCCTTGGTCAAACTTGTGGCGGATGGTTAATGTTCTATCATCAAACTTATTCATTCTCTGCAAGATTCCCATACTGATTCCAAGTTTCCCGTGAGCACTCCAAAAAGAATATCCAGCTCTCAAGTGGTCCTCTAAAATCTCATACTGCCTAGGTGTAAGTTCTGTGATGAATCCATTCTTCCCACGCTTGTTAATTATTCTCAAGGCATTCATTTTCTAGAGCTCTCTACCAACAATCGAACTTCAATCTCTAAAGCATTAATCCGAGATAGTGCTACGTCCAAACTATGCTTAACTTCATGAGCGTAGCCAACTGATCGTTGATGTTCCTCTAGCAGCATCGCGCACTCTTGCTCAGTGATGCTTAGTAAATCTTTGATGATTCGAAATCTGTCTGCAACACTCATTGGCTTAACCCATCCATTTGCTTATTGATCTTCTTAGCTAAGGTTGTAAATCCTACAGGTAGTGTTACCTCTAACCGCTTCACCATGTTCTCTCTCAGAATCCTATTTTGCTTTAAGATAATTCTCTGCGTATCTCGCATCTTCGCCATATGTTCTTGATAAGCGTCAACATCAGCGGAAAGCTTCTTGTTAGACTCCAAGCTTGCCTGATGAGAGATTTCAAGTAGGCGCTGCTTCTTCATCACTTCCAGGTAATCGACTTTCAACTTGTTGATGCCAGCCATGAAGGTTCTGTGATTCGTTGAGTCTTTCTGGATGTAGTAAATAAATGTGATGAGTAGCGATAGAAGTAAAACTGCTTGAACGTATTCCATGGACCCCCCTGTGATTGGATCAAAACCACAGTCTGCTTGTTAAGTCTACATTGATGGAATGATTATGCCACGAGGCGGCATCAGTTGAATTATTAGGGCTAATGATTGATCTTGGGGATAAGAAAAAAAAAGGCCAGTGTTAGTTGCTGGCCCTCTTTAAGATATGACAGTCCTAAAGATGCCCGAAAATCAACAAAGCGGCAAGTTTTTTCTTCAAGAAGTGTAGATGCTGCAAAACTTGTAAAATCAGCAGGTAACGGACGCTGTAATGGCCGGTCCGGTTAAGGCGACATTGACTAGGGGCAAACCTATTCCTGGATAGGATCCTAGGCCGCTGATGGAAAAACTTAGTTGAAGAACACAACTGCCCACCATCAGGTTTAGTCAATTAGTCTTACCCCGGATGAGAGACAGAAGGTATTGAGGAAGATGGTCTAGAACAAGCACGAGCCCGAACAGAAAGATAGGGACGCTCTTTGTTTCTAAGTTTTATTTGAGCAAAAGCTCTTTAAATGGCTGCAAGAGTTACGCAGCAAGCAGACGCTAGACCAGACAGAAACAATCCCTTAGGGAAAGCTGGAGCTCCAGAATAGGATGAGCGGCCAGTAATGGGCATCCTATTGTCTTTTAGGTATTTAGTTAAATCATGAATAAGTTTCATAGCTGCAGGTTAGTATTTGAACTATCAAATCAAACTGATTACTAGAGATAAATATGAAGTCCATTGCGAATGAAGAAGTTAAAGATATACTAGAACACTTAAACTCTCTAGGTATTGATGTTAATTCAATAGACGATGTAGCCAATGGTATAGTTATGTCCTATTCAAGCTATGATTCATTTTACGAGTGGTTTAACAGGTTCCTTGGTCAACCTAGGTCTAAGAAGATTATTGAGGATAAAGACACCGAAGCCTTTACTAGATACCTTGCTGGGGCATTAAGAAAACGTATCTCATCAGCTCAGTTAATTAACGATCAGATCTTTCGATAGTTTTGCTCATTTTTTGATTCATTTTTGCATCACTAGGATCAAGTGATTACAAATAGTTACGCAAAATAAATGCAGTACTTCTCGTCAACTTCGCATCTACATCTTATAGGAAGCTGATTGAGGCGAAAACTAGGGAATTGTAACTTTCTGCTTGCAAGCTTACCAAACATCATCTACATGTTCATCGAAACAAGGGCCGCTCACACCCCTAATTTATAATTTAATCCCGGAATCCCCGGTCTATTTTTTGCGAATCCTTGAGCGGCTGCGCAAGATGGCCGGGGGATCCCCCTTACTAGAGGTTACTAGAGGAACTATGTCTGACCCACTAGATACGCCAAATTATATAGAAGAATCACAGATAGATACAGCCACTCGTAAATCACATGAAGAGATGGATTCTAAATCAGTCCAAGCTCATGCGGCAGATGCCTTCAGAGACGTTGTAATGCCGTCGAAAGAGCAGTGGGCGACTATGACTAAAGATGAGAAGTACGCGTTCAATAGAGAGTATTACAGGGCATTAAGCCTAATATATACCAACCCCTGGCATAGAATGAAAGATGGTGAGTGATGAGCGATGAATCTACTAAGATAGATAGGCTGAAACTTTTGAGAGAGCCATTTCAAAAACACCACATCAGTCTTTTGCCTAAGCCTTTTAAAAAAGATTCAGCAAAATCTAATTGCAATGTGTGTGGAGGATTTCATGGTATGCCAGCTGCCCACCTAGAGTATGTAGGTCATGCAGCCCTCACGCATAGGCTTCTAGACGTTGACCCTGAGTGGAGCTGGGAGCCATTAGCTAAGAATGATCTAGGTCTTCCCTTGTTTGATAAAGAAGGTGGACTGTGGATAAATCTTACCGTGTGTGGAGTTACTAGACTTGGCTATGGCAATGCAGAATCATCCCAGTACAAAGAAATTGGCAGTAGAGAAAAAGAAGTCATTGGTGACGCTCTAAGAAATGCTGCCATGAGATTTGGAGCTGCTTTAGATCTTTGGCATAAAGGTGATCTTCACGCTGATGGACCTAAAAAACCTGAAGCTGCTGGAAATATACCTCAAATAGGTGAGGCCTCAGGTAAGCTTACTGGCACACAGGCTGTCAGCAACCGACCAACTCCTACCCCTAAGAAGCTTCAAGAACCAACAAGAGTAAATGTCATGACTACAGCTAAACCAAGTGAGGCTCAAATTAAGAGATTATTCTCTTTATCTGGTGCAGCTGGATGGACTCAAGATCAGGTGAAAGCCTTTATCTCAATCACTTTCAAATTAACATCAACTAAAGATATGAACATAGAGCAGTACAATCAGACATGCGACATCCTGGAGAAGAAGTATCCATATGATCAAGTAATGTTTGATTCACAAAGTGGGCCAAGATGAGCCTTTCTAAATCAGGAATAAAAATATGGCTACATCCAGAGACGATGAGTTTAGTCGCTAGCTGGCATGTATTCGCATGCACGCAAGATGAAGCGAGTGCTTATTTCATCTCAAGCTCAAGGACAGATATGACTTTGACAGCGTATAACTACATCGGAGAGGCCGTTGATAACGGCGAGATCATATTGATATTTGAACAGTCATATTTAGAACGACACTTTGAATTGATTGGTGAGCTGTGATCTCCGAACAAATACTGCACGAGATACTGTACTACGAGAAAAATAATGGCAAGAAGCCATCATTTCTTATCCTCGTAGATAAAGAATTGAGAGATCAGTTTTTCTCAGAGCAATACAATTTCGTGAAGGATCATCCTAGAGATGATGTTAATTTTAAAAGACCAGGAGAGTTTGTGGGTGTAAAGTTCTTGTGGAAAAATATTCATTCTTATGGTGGATCCGCTAAGTGGATGCTGGTAGGTGATGAGTGATAATTCTAACAGAAAAAGAAACAGAGTTAATTGATTTTCGTGAGGCTGCAAAAACACTGGTTAAGTGGTTAAATGAAAACTGTCGTTCTGATGCGACAGCGATTATTAGCCAAGACGGAGCTTTTTTACTTGAAACCAGATGTACGGTTGAGTTTGAAGAATATTTGAAAGATTAATTTCTGCCGAGTGTAAGGTGATGAATGACAAGTGCTCCTAGAAACAACAAACATAATCACATGACTAGAGATATAAAGCCACTAGGGAAATGCCCATTGTGCGATGAATATCATGACAAGCATATTCCGAAGAAGAACATACCGAGGGAATGGTGGTTAGAGAAATTCAATTATTACTCACATGCTATTTTTACTACTCTGACAGCCTATACAAGAGAAGAGAAGGATAGATTTAAAATACTCGACGATGGTGACACTATTCATGTCGTGGAACACTCGGCCCTTGTAGCAGCACAAGAGGAGATCGAGAGATTGCGAAAAGAACATGAAAATTTTTGCGAACAAGCGCAAGAAAAAACCGATGATGATTTCGCTGTAGTTCGTGACTATATAGAAAAGACCAAAGATGAACTCACCTCCCTGAGAGCCAGACATGAAGGTTTGCGGTTGGCATTACAGCAAATATCGAAGACCAAATACGGGTTAGAGCTTACTGACACCGACGAATATCTTTTGGAGCACTGGTCAAAGCAAGCACTTAGTTACGAACAAATTGCCCGCGATGCTTTAGCGAAGTATGGGAGTTCGTGAGATGACCGATAGGAAAGAAATAGAACTATCACAAAATAAGGTTGCAGTAGTGGACGCCGACATGTTCGATGAATTATCTAAATATAAATGGTGTTACTACAGGGGTTATGCTGTTCGACTGGCTATAGATAAAATCACTAAGAAGTACTCAATGATCCACATGCATCGAGTGGTGAATACCACTCCCGATGCATTAGATACTGACCACATAAATGGGAACAAGCTAGATAATAGGAAATCAAATCTACGTTCCGCCACCAAATCAGAAAATATGTGCAATCGTGGTAAGCCTAAGAATAACACATCTGGATTTAAAGGCGTTTATTGGCACAATCAAAATAAGAAATGGTACGCACGAATTGAGCTGCACAGTAAGGGCCAGCATCTAGGATACTTCAGTACTCCAGAGCTAGCTGCCGAAGCGTATAACGCCGCCGCCGTTTCGTTACATGGAGAGTTTGCTAATTTAAATAAATAACCGCCTCATTCCTACAGCAGGAAGAGTCGAAATATTTGAGAGGGAGATGAGGGATGAAAATACAAGACGCAGTCTACCAGTGTGATTTTTGTGAAGAAAAAAGCTCAGACGAATATTCCTATATATTTAAATATGCTTGGGATGATTCTTCACATGCGACATTTATTAGAATTGGTTTGTGCAAACAGTGCCACAATGAAAGCGGAATAAAGCACAGTACGATCCAGAAAATAAAGAACTTCCTAAAAAATAGTTATCGCCCATGACCCGCTTATTTAATATTGAGGTGATAAATGAGTGAATGGTCACAGAGAAAAGCAGCTAACAACGATGGCATGGACCCAGATTGGCGGCCTGACATTGGAGAGCCACCAAAATCAGATCCTTTAGAGAAAATTAAAGCGTTGATCCGAGCCTGCGATTCAATTGCGAAGACGGCGAAAACCGTTCCTATAGAGGAGAACGTGAGCGGTCGTCAGACAATTACTTGGTATAACGTCTCTGCTAGCAGCACCGTGTGGAACGAGTTTGTAAGAGCTTATGAAGAGGTGATGTTCAAATGACCCGCCTATTTTGTTTCTTCGGATGGCATAGGTGGAGTGAGATATCTATCAGCGGGTATGACGTAGTCTATGTAGATCGCTGCGATAGATGCACAATAGCGAGGGTAAGATGACAATCCAAGAATTGCGAATAAAATTACTAGAACTGGAAGTGCAAGCATTACGAAGTGTCTTGAGTGAATTCGAAGGAGATAAGACTGAGTATCTTCAAATGAGCACTGCTGATGCTATTGAGCGAGTGCTGGAGGTATTGCCAAGATGATCGTACAATTAATTAATTCCAGCACTCCATGGATTTCTTGGCTTGCAATTTGCCTAGCAATTGGATTCTATTTATCAATGAGGAACTAAATGAGTAATTACTATGCACCACCAGTAACTGGATTTTATATAGTTTATGGTAAGAAGATTTTCTTAGAAAGCGGATCACATGTCAGAATCACAGGAAAAGGGGAAGTCGAGTATTTCCCTCCAGTTAGAGAAGTTAGAAAAGATAGCGCAGAGACAACGAGCGTGGGCTCTAACGATGGGGAGCATGATAAGCCCCGAGACTAAAGAACTGTTTGAGAATCTTTCTCGTGAACTACCTCGTGGCAGAGAATATCATGTTGATGATGAAGTGCCCCAGGTGTCAGTCAAACGCGATATCAACAGTTCACAAGTTTAATACTCTTCTCGTTCAATTCCTCTGCGGGAGGACTTGTGAAGTTTTCGGAACAAGTAAACGGATGATTGATGTAGTAGACGGAGGAGATTCTTGTCTAGAGCTGCGTGCCTCGGGAAATGTGGAAAAGAAGTCGTCACAAGATCAGGATTTTGCCAAGACTGCAGAATACAAAAATGCAGGGGCTGTGGTAAGAACTTCTCATACAAAGAAATAAGAAAATCAAAGTGTCAATTCTGCACTGGTAGACCGAAAGAGGCGACCAGAGGAATACTTGATGCCCACTACGGTTTTAGCCTATGATTAACAAATGAACTCTGATGATGCTCTAAATATAGGCATACTACTGTTCTGGACTTCGGTCTTTTGGCTGCTACTTAAATGTGCATCTGAGTTTGGAGATACTCCAGAATCAAAGATCAACAAAAAAGGAACTAAGCTTACCGTAAAGCTTGGAAGAGAATACGACGATAGGAATTCATGATGGCGAAGAAAGACAAGTACAAATTTGAAGAGCAAGCTGCAGCTATACTTCTTCACTACATTGAAGCTATCGATAATGACGATCCTAATAGGATTGGCGATCTTAAGCACAGAGCCATTGATTGGTTCATTAGACTAACGGCTAGTGACATCCCTGATTATGAAGCCGATGGCTACTCCGCCGATAAATATAAGAAGCTTCTCAGTTCCAGTCGCGATAAACGCAGACTCTAACATTTTTGGGTCCACACGATTTTGCAGGTCTATCTCCATTTGTGATTTCATCTTAAGGCAAGAGTATATCTTTTCAGCCTCAGTCCTGGAATAACAGAACTTGTTCTTATCCTTTATCGTCTCGACGACCTGTGCCTGCAAGTTCAAGCTTAATAGCAGCATCAAGATCATCGTCAGACTTGGTCTTAACCTCATCGTTAATCTTCCTTTCAGCCTCTATTAGCCTGGCAGCAGCAAGCTCTTGTTCTTGGTAAACGCTCTTACGAATTAGTGATGCAACCCACGCTATGGCCCCTGTAATGAATAACCCAATGGCAATACTGAGCCCGCTCATCATCCCTAATCCTTCTTACCGTACACAGCACTTGCCGCAATATCGATCTTAGCTAGACCTGTGACAAAACTTACGCAAATAATGGTTACGCAAATTATCTCCGTAGGAAGTACTACAAGTAAGACATTGTCAGAAAGTCCAAGTTTAGCTGCCTGAATAATAGACAATAATATGCATACGACTGCGAATGTTGAGAATATAAGCTTCCTAGATAGGAAGTTCTTAATAAGCTGGAGAGCCATTAGTAAGCCACTCTAGCAAATGCTCCAGCTCCAGATAGGTCTAAAGTAATAGGAGTAGTGAGGATTGGACAATTGAAGTCGTTGCCACCTTTACCGCTTGGATATTCAGCAGATGTTCCGGCTTTAGCAGCTAGTCTGATCTGCTCAACTCCATTAGAGTATAGCTTTACGACAGCGTCAGCAGCTCCTGCGGTTAATAGAACAGAAGATATTCTTACTTGATCTCCTGAGATTACCTGACCTGTAGCGATGGTTGTTGATAAAAACAATGCCATTTTGGTGATCCTCCATTGTGGGTTTTAAAACTAAATTGCAGCTCATATTGGATTATCGGTCAAGATTTAAGGGAGCTAGGGACCTGGTGAAAGCAGACAGCCCGTAAGATTAACCAAGTCCCCAGCTAAAGGAATGATCGTATCTACATTTTCGGTTGCCTGTGCTATAATCTTTAGTACAGAATTAGAGCAAGTCTTTCGGTGGGTTCCTTTGCACAAGGTCCGGTAATTCATCCTTACCGGACCTTAATTTAAGATACATGAGAACCAGATACGTCCTCGACCAACTTTATAATCCCCTGCTTAACAAGCTCCTGCCAACCTCGTATTTCACAGTGCGGCAT